ACTATTTTGCGCAATAATGTTGGGGCACTATTACCATGTGTGGGCGGATGGTGATTGGCAGCAGGCCCTAACAGAACACTTTGATGCGCTTACCAAATCTGGACTTACTGAATATCTAGAGTTTGTCCGTATTGGTCTTGTGGGTTCTGCGGAGAATTGTGAGGCCGTGAAAACTGCCCTGCCTTTTGGAGATGTTGTCATTGAGGCTGATATCGGTTGGGAACAAGTCACGCTGACTTGCCTGCGAGATTGGGTTCAAGACAATCCCGAGGGGTGGGGCATTTTTTACGCCCATACGAAGGGCGCATGGAATAACAAGAAATTGCGTCACGAGTGGCGCAGGACAATGACTCATGACACTGTGACCGGATGGCGTAATTGTGTGAAGCATTTGGATGAGGTGGATGCTGTGGGGCCTTTTTGGATGGCTCGATTTCGACGGCACCAAGAAAACCGGGGTTTGTTTTTTGGCGGCAATTTTTGGTGGGCGCGGTCCGAGTATTTGGTGCGTCTGCCAAAATTGCAATTGGACACTCGATTTCAGGCTGAGGATTGGATTGGATTGAAAAACCCGGACGTGGTGAGTTTGCGTGATGGCGAACCGGGTGCGAATAATTTTTGGAAACCATGAAAATTGCGTTAGTGACTGCGATATTCGGCGGCTATGACACTTTGAAGGCCCTGCCGAAGGACCACGGATTCGACGAAATATTGT